CGCCGGGTCAGATAGGAGTGAATTTCAAAAACTGGGGTGGTAACTGCGGTCCATACAATAGCACATATAAACTGATGAGTGGCACAACAAACTAATTAAATTAAACGGGTACAATCTGGCGTGAATCCACACGCTCCTCAGGCGGCACATAGCGCAACCCGAGGAACGCAAAGATATCCTTTTCACTCTTCATACCCGGTGGCATAGGGGCTGGCGATCCCTTGAGAGGCACCATTGTATGCTCATTGAGCGTATAGCCCTTATCACCGGCGTACTTACGAAAAGCAACATTAAACTTATCAGAGCCTGTGAAGTACAAGAGAGCATAGGCATATTCTGCGGGTGTAGTGAGCAGTAGATCCAGACGGCGCGCCTTTCCAGGTGCCGTCGCAGCGCCTACCCTTACATATCCCATCCACTTCTTATCACCGCTCACTAGTTCGTCAATAATGTAATTGGATTCCTTTAATGACTGAACAAAGGTCTCGAAACGGGCGTGCGCATCTGTCACAGACCCGCTCTTAGGCGTAAGGAGCATATCAATATCACCACTATCAGCAGCACCGCGGCGATACGAGCCGACAACGACGCCCTTGAGCCCCTTAGGCATGAATGCCTGTAGGACATCTTCGTGGACTGTCATTTCTTCGCGAGGAATGCGTAACACAGCTGTGGCGTGGTACTTGAGCCCCATTTTCTGGGTAGCATTGAGGAGCGATGGGTCTGCCGTAACAGCCGCAGATAGCGCCGCCACGCTTTTGATGCCGGCAGCCACAAGTTCGCGCGCCTTGACCGGACCAATGCCGTGAACCGTTAGCAGTTCATCGACTGCGTCAATAGAATATGTCGCCTTTACACGTTCTGCTGACGCCAATGATCCAGTCGCCAGGATTTCCTTGATTTTATCGGCAATCTTCTCGCCGATACCGGTCACGCCGGCAAGATCATCATAAGACCGAACAGGATGATCTAGACGCTGGATTTGGTCCATAACCTTTTTGTAGGCGCGCGCTTTGAAGGGACCCGCCGACTCGCCCTTGGCAAGCTCGCCTTTACGCATAGTCTCAAGTGCTGAAAGAATGGAAGAGGTATAGTTCATTTTCTACAGATGGGAAGGAAGTTTGTCAGGTATGTTGGACGCGTCCAGGCAAAATCCGCACATCAACCTTTCAATTTTTCCACTCAACACCTATAATAGGAGACTCCGCAATGGATCATTTAAATGAAATTCTCGATAAGGCGTTTCCGAACGTCAAAACGCGAGAGAATTATAAGAGCCGCTTACGAGGACTTACAAAAACTCTCGAAATGCCGGACCCTATCACAATTCTAAAGGCGCCCGATACGTACTATCCGAAACTACAAACCTTGTATCCATCATTTAGCACCCGTAAAAATATGCTCACTCTTATCCTGGTACTTTTCCGTGAGGATCCAACACTAAAGTCCGAAAACGCCGAAGCCGCTGCAAAATGGAAGCAATTTCACGATGATCTTGTTCGAATCCAGGAGGCAAAAGTACGGCGATCAGAGCCTGAAGACAAACAAGTTAAGCAGTATACGAGTTACGAGGAAATTACAGAAAAGTATCAAGATCTCAAAAAGAAAACACCGCATAATACATTCAAATCGAGTCAGCAGTATCTTCTTCTTTCTATTCTAGTTCATCTACGACCAAAGCGTGCCGACTTAGGTGCTATCAAGATATACAAGGAGGATGATCCAAGAAAGACCGATATAAACTATATTGTCTTGCGCACAGAAGGTGGTTCTTCTTATCTTGTAATGAACTTATATAAGACAAGTAAGTACTATCAAACCGTGGAGGAGGACTTACCAGACGAACTTGTAAAAGACTTAAGAATATCGTTAGGGCGCCATCCGCGTGATTATGTGTTTACCAAAACGGATGGTACACCTATGAGTAACAATACGTATTCAGTGTTTGTAAAACATACATTTGAAGAGCTTTTTGGTCGTTCGACCGGCGTTTCCTTGCTACGCCATATTTACATCACTGAAAAACTTGATTTTGATGATATGACGATTCAAGAACAGGAGGATGAGGCAAAACTTATGCTTCATACGTCTGGGCTTCAAAGGCGGTATAAGTGGCCGAAGAAGGTAATTTGTCCAAAACTTTGTGCACCCTATATGAAAATAGATACAACACCGAAGACACGAAAATTTAAGCGTAAACTCACATCGAAAAAACCTACAAAGAAGACTCTAAAAGACAAAGATTAGGAATTTTCTAGATTATTAATGAGTGTATGAACAGCACCTGCAAGACCAGGTTGTTGATGTTGATAATCACTGAGCATCATACAAACTACGGTTTTCAGAAGTGTATACTTACGTTCCCAAGATGAATTAACCGGCGGTACAACACCAGCACCTGAAATATCAGTTACCTCCTCAATACCATCAATACACTCAGTAGCAGCAGTAGCAGCAGTAGCGGCAGCAGCGGCAGGCGCCGCCTCTTCAGGAATCAGCTCGTTCTCCTCAGGTACTGCCGAACCGCCCACCGCAATCCGCGCATTTAAGATGTCGTCCCCGTGCTTCTTAAATGTATCCCATACAACGTCATGCGCGGCAGAGCAGTATTCAGTGCCCAGCGCTTCCAATACCGTTGATGTTTTCAAGAGCTTGATAAGGGCGGCTTTGGGCTTCGCAAATGAGGCACGAGTCTTAAGTTTGAGTGGAAATCCGCGAATCCACTCCACTGGCTCGCGTACAATAAAATCAATATAAGTGCGAAGTAGATCTTCGCCCTTGTACTTGAACGCCTCGTAGACCACGGTAAAGTAGCGTTCATTTGCGCCGAGTAGCGAACTGGCATCTTTCAGTAGCATTCTATTTATTCACCGAAACAAAAGTTTAAATCCACAATAGAGATGTTTCAACTTGCTATTGTGGGTCTCGGACCTGCTGGCATTTTTACGTTAGCGTCTCTACCGGAAGACCTATTGCCCGAAACGCTCATATTAGAACGATCGTGTATTGGTGGAGATTTGTCATCACAATACGGTAGCGTAATAGCAAATATTACAAAACAAGATTTTATCAATATTTTCAATATGATTCCTAAGTGGGAAAATCAGTCATTTGCCGAATTAGATACCTATCAGGATAACGATGCTCCTAGACTTGCCGACGTATGTAAGATACTCAGACGGCTTGCCAAACCGGATATTCAAAAGGCGCATCTTCATACAACGGCGCTGTCAAATCTTGTTCAAACTGATGACGGCTGGAATCTTGTAACTCCCAAAGAAATCTATCAAGCGAAAAAGGTCATTTTATGTTTGGGTGCTACACCAAAAACAATGGACATGCCTTTACTTTCTATTCCCCTTCATATTGCACTTGTACAAGATCAACTTTCCCACGTAGTTGCTCCTACTGATACAATTGTAGTATTTGGAACATCGCATAGCGGTACGCTAATCTTAAATAATCTTAAACAGCTGGGGTGTCAAAATGTATATGCAGTGTATCGTGGAAAGACGCCGGTACAAGAAGGGCTAAAACTAGCTGCTGCTGCCATAGCACAGGAGATACAAAATAAACAATGGGGGGACCTTACACCGACCTTCATAAACTATGACGATTTTGCCAAGATTTATAGAGTTCTTTCCAAAGCCAATGCCGTGATTTACGCTATTGGATTTGAGCCACGTACATTTACATATACAAACCGTGACGGCACGTGTGGTCCATTGACCACTGATACTCCAGGAGTGTATGGATTTGGTATTGGACGCCCCCGTCCCACAAACACCAATGACGGCATTGGATTTGAAGCCTTTATTCAGGCGATACAGGCGGAGCTGCCAAATATACTTTCATTGTAGATTCGAGCATCGTCACACGGTCACGTAGTAAATGGATCTCAGCCAGACAGAGTGTAATCATTTTAGGGTAGTCTACGTGCATCACCCCCTTCTTATCTTTTTCAACACATAGCGGTTCAATCCGTTGGACATCGTCGGCAAAGACGCCGATGTCTCGCATACCTGACGCTATCCACGTGAACTCGACCGGTTTAGGTAGTCCTTTCGATACATATGGCGTCGCATCTTTCTTAAGTTTCGGATCCGACGGTGTTAGAAATGCCTGGGCGTATACGTCTCCATCTGCGAACATATTACCCATCGTCAGTGAAGACGGTAGACCGAAACGACTGAGATAGAGATTTCCCTGGCGCACAATGGCATCACCATCTACGTCGAGTGGCGCCAGCGGCGACTGAACACCAATACCAAAATAGCCGGCAGCTGTAAATCGCGCAACCTCTTGATTATTTACGTCAAATAGTAGATTATTTGCGGCATTTATACCATTTGACATCAAAAGTGGGACATTATTATAATAAAGTTGGCAATTACTCATATTGATGTTATTTCTCACTGTAATATTTGAACTGTTATATGTTTGTAGTGTATTTGTCTTAATAATTCGATTATTCGTATCAACCATTGATTGTAGTTGCGAGACAGTATAGCTATTTGCTCCTGAAAGTCCAGTTGCCGATGTAACAACATTCTGAAGTTCAGGTACATTGACTAGAAATCTGTTTGGGTTGGTGAGAATACTCGCCATTCTATTTTACCCACCGACTAAAAAAATCTATCTAAAACGAATGTAAGCCATAGAAATAGGATATGTCTTCGGGCACAGGAAGGTTGTATAATGCGTATCCGTCGGATTCCGAATCGGATACAGATAGTGCGTCGTCCGACTATACGGAACGTTCCGATGTAACGACGAATTACTTAATAAACATTCCCGGTACCAAGCCCCCTGTACCGACTGGATTTCAGGCGCCAGGTCTTAAGCCAGACCCTCCACCGAATACTGGCACTACACTGGATTTTAAGCAGCCGAATTCAGATTTTAAGCCCGTTGACAATACGTCATTGTTTATGTTGAATTCACGTGATCGCGATTTGAATGCGTATCCGTTGCCGACATTTTTTACACTGAGACTTCCCCGCGTGTATAAAAATGTGAAATCAATTACCCTGAATCAGATTAATCTGCTGAACTCATTTTTTAACTTCACAGCCGCACAGCAAAACACAAC